AGATTAATCAGGTCCCATAGCCCAACGGCAGAGGCAGTGGACTTAAAATCCATACAGTCCGGGTTCGAATCCCGGTGGAGCTATTTGCTTTTGTAGCTCAATTGGATAGAGCAACTGCCTTCTAAGCAGTAGGTTGCAAGTTCGAGTCTTGCCAAGAGCGTTATGTGTCACCCAGTCGGTCGGGTGGCACATTTATTTTAGGAGATAACGTATGTTATTAGAATTATTGTTTGCTGGTCTGAGTGGACCAGACTATACTGAACAAACCTATGTTGGTGATGTGTCAGAAGATTTCCAATGGACGGGTAGCTTTGTGGCTTCCTACTTCTTGGATGAAGAAGCCCAGTCAGAGTTGTTTGTGTATA